TACTTTTACACACTCCACACTGCCTCTTAACCGGGGCACTCCACTCCACTCTGCCTCTTAACCGGGGCACTCCACTCCACTCTGCCTCTTAACCGGGGCACTCCACTCCACTCTGCCTCTTAACCGGGGCACTCCACTCCACTCTGCCACTTAACCGGGGCATTCCACACTCCACGCTGCCACTTAACCGGGGCACTCCACTCCACTCTGCTCTGCCACTTAACCGGGGCATTCCACACTCCACACTTTCTATATATTCCACACAAGCACACACCAGATAAACACCACACACACACACACACGCACATATACACATACACACACACGACACCTCATATTGCGCCCCACAGGAAACTTTTATTCTCATTATTTTGAAATAAGCTGTATGCTTCCTACAATAAATATAATTACCGCGATTCTATTTGTAGCATTAACTACAATTTATTATTTAAGATAAAGGGGTAGCTGGGTGAATCTACAGTTCACGAAACTGTTGTAATTATATAATATCCCACCTGGAATCGGGTTTAGATTTAATCAATCTAATTATATATTTTTTTATTTTAGCTGTACGATTCCAATTGTAGTATTTTTACTACATATTTAATAGTTAAAATGCTTTAAGTAGTTTCAACAGGACATAATAACTTGCATTTATGCCTTGTAGGAAAAATGTGGTTTCAAAAAAAGACAAAAACAAAAAGAGTACAATAATCCAACAAAAAATCCAGCACCCAATTGTGCAGCTGTATGTTTTTTATAAGAATATCGCTGCCAGATAGTTACTAGTGCTTGTCCACATGAATATAATTGCAGCCACCTGGGAAGACCAAGACACATAGACAATCCAACTCCTGATCCAACAAACTGTGCATGACCAGATGGCATGCCTCTTGTTCCTTCATCAAGATATCTCTCTATTTTATTCAAATGTATACTACCTTTTGGTCTTGGTTCATCTATTATAGATTTTAGTATAGAGTTAATTATCATGCCAAGTGGTTTCCATGCCAAAAGTAGTATTACTCCAGAATTATCTAGCCCTTGTGAAAAAATATATACAACAATTACGCAAAAAAGAAGCGAAGGGCCAAACGAACCTATGTAAGCAATAGTTTTAGTTACCATAGATTTCATGTTTTTATATAGAGAGAAAAGGTTTCCCTCTTCTATTTTTAGACTTACAATTAATTTTCGTGCCACGCATTGATTGCATATGCAATTGTGCGAGCATGACTTTCAAACAAACGATCCAGTTCAGCCTTTGCTTTATCTTCATTTGTTTGTGACCACCATTTCGCAAGTGGTGCTACTTTTGCATAACCATCTTTAGCTGCCACACTTCTAGCAGAACTATGGGTATTTAACAGCGAGTTTAGAACCTCTCCACACATTACTGTTGTCTTCGATTCTTGGGGCTTTTGGTCGGTGAACTCAGCTCTGCACAATGTACAGTTGCTCGACTTACGACACCACTTAGAGAAACAGTCAACACAATGTGAGTGTCCACACTCTAGAGTCACCTTAGCAACTCCTATTTTTTCTTGACATATTGGGCATTCCATTATTGGTAAACTTTATTTAGGTAGATGCCAATAAACCTCTTTTTAAAAAACTTTTTCATTTTTCTGTAAAATTGAAAGTTGATCAACATTATATATTTATGTACAATAATGGATAATTACAATAAAACTATACTTATGGCAAGACCTTCTATGCTGCCGGAAAATATATGTAAAAAAACTGGATTGCCGCGTAAACCGCCAGAACTTGTTAGATGTAGACAAATTGGCCCACCAGTTACCAATACTATAGAATTAGTTGATTGGCTTGAAAACATGATCCCTTCTTATAAATTATCTTATATATCTTCCTGCGGTACTTATATTATGGTAGCATGTGAGATAATTAATACCCATGTAAATGAAAATTATAGATTCATTCATTCACACTCATGCACAGAATCCGAAACTGATAATCTTTTCAAAGAATCTGTACATTGTGCATATAACAAAGTATGGCGGGTTTCGGCACTTAACTCTTTCTATTCTTCAGATGATATCGAAAACATGATACGTCCTACTAACATATGTTTACGATTAATGAACTTCATGAAATGCCAACCCAAAAATATAAAGGTTTACGTTATTGAAGTTCTCTAGTAATTATATTCCATTCGCTTGGAATATCTGATCTAATATCTACTACTTCAATACTACCAATCAATGAATAAACCATATCTTTTTGTTCCGGACATAATAATGCTTTTTCCTTTTCATATTGCATGCTTATATGATGCCTTTCAGGCAAATCCATATTGTTTTGGTCTGAAGGCAGCGCCGCAATTATATTTACATTATATGCCCAACACCATCCATACAGCTGATCTTTCGAATTAGCGTAATAATTTGGTGTAAGAATCACATAATCTGATAAATCTATTGTACATCTAATGTTTTTTCCATTTAATTCAATAAACTCATTATAAAGAGTAAATGCATCATCTTCCGTCATATTACAAGCAATTGTAGTGTGTGGTATATGTGTTTTTACACCATTAATTTGTAAAACTAGCCATACGCCGTATCCATATCCCATTGTATATATTATTCGATGAAGAGAATAATATCTTCATTGAAAAATAGTAATTTGCTCCCACCGAGTTTCGAACTCGGGACCTTCGGCTCATAAGACCGATGCTCTAACCAACTGAGCTACAGGAGCAAAAGGTAAATGCACGATGTGGGATTCGAACCCACGCGTATCTCTACAGCGGGTCTTAAGTCCGCCCCCTTAGACCGCTCGGGCAATCGTGCTTCACCTAATATCTATATGTATAACTTTAAATCATAATAGAGTACAATAATCCATTATACTTCGGCCTGGTCTAAAGACTCAATGCTACTTTGCGAATCATCATTTATCACATAATTACCTGCAGGATATTCTACGCTGTATAGTCTTCCTGACCACGTATGAGGAGAATTAATGTAATCATCGCTATCACCATCACTATCAAACATGTTATATTCATAATCCGGTGCACTCATATCGCTTTCTTCATCCACATCTTCTGACATTGAATCAATAACCATATCATCATCGCTTATACTTGTACCTGCTATACTTGTACCTGCTATACTTGTACCTGCTATACTTGTACCTGCTATACTTGTACCTGCTATACTTGTACCTGCTATACTCGATTCACTTCCCTCTTGTTCGATTCCTTCTATATCATTCGCATCAATATAAGAGTTCATCATGTTAACCAAAATGGAATGAGCTTGACTATTTGAAATATCATCTCCTTCATTTGATGACCATAATACAATTGGTTGTTGCGGTTGTCCGACATTTCCATGCAATGGAAACATCATTGTAAATATCAAATCATTATTTTCTTCAACTAATGGCTCAACATATTGAGATAGTTCATTGTGTTGAATAAGAGCTTCTCTATGGTCTCTTCTACAAACTGCACATTTTGTTGCCCATTGTCGTCCATGACGCAATTGGTTAATTAAACACTCTTTTCGAAATGTATGACCACATGGTAGATGATATACGAGACTTCCTCGTACATTATCATGACAAATTGCACATATTTGATCCAATCTACAATTTTCCTCAATCACTCTTGATTCAGTGATAGCATTTCTACGTACATTATAAGCGCTGCGAGTTACTATTGGCATAATTATTAATACGGGTTATTGATTTCGTTAATATTAAACTAATCGAAATCAATTTATCATAATAAACAGAATATATACTAATTGAATAATTCCGTTTTTATATATGTTTACGTTTTTCAATGTAAACCTGAAACGCCGCACCTAACTTAAAAAATTGAATTGCTTTTCGTTTCTATATTCATCTGCATCACTAGTTTGTTAATTCAGCTTTAAACTTTCAATTCTATCGCAATCATGTCGGCCATCGCTATGTCTGTCTCCACTCGCAATAACCACCACCAGGGTGGCCGCAAGGCAACTTCTTACTGCAAGGTCTGTCACGACGCAGGACTTCCTCGCAGCGAGTATACCTCGCACTTTGTAAAGGACAAAAAAGGTCCTCGCGGAAAAGTAGTATGTCCTCTACTACTGAGCCAAGAATGTCGCTACTGTCATGAAATTGGACATACTCCCAAGGAGTGTCCTGAGATCTTGGCAAAAAATGTCAAGAGACACAACCACGAACAGCTCATGCGTGACAATCAAAGACGCCCTGATGTAAATGGCTTCTCTTCCACTCACGCGATACGTAATCGTCGCCATGTTGGGGTTTCCAAACCTCAGGGTTCTGGTTCTACCTCAGGCCACAAGGTCATATGCAATGCATTTGACTGCCTCAACGATTCTGATTCCGAATCCGATGACGAAAAAGAAGAGAATATCAGAGGACCGGCTGTAGCTGTAGCCGTTCGACCTCTACTCTCAGGATGGGCTGCGATTGTTGCTGCTAATCCGGTTGTGAAAGTGCCCATTCTCCAATCGCCGGTTATCACTCAACACTGGGAGAAAGTGTCGGTGTCTATCGATAATGACGACGACGTTTCCGTCTCTTCAATGTCAACCCTTCCAGAAAAAAAATCCACGAATAAAATGTCATGGGCTGACATGATGGAAGAAGACAGCAGTGACGAAGAATACGGATGGTAAAAATAAATAAAAAATAAAAAACAAAATAAAAATCCACATACCCTTACCCTTGTACATACGAAAACGGCAATTAAATGCTTTTTTCATGATCAATATAAACGATTTAATCAAAGAAGAGATATAAGATATAATAATTAGATGGTATCAAATATTGTGAAGGGACACAAAGGAATAATGGATTTAGAATTAGACTTAGTACCGAAAGGGTTTTGGAAAGAGGCTATAAAACAACATAATCAAGATATAATAGAATATAATAAGGGACAAGACAAACTACCTGAAAGACTACGATATGAAAATACAATATTAAGAATAAAAAAGTTGCACGAAATAGATCAGAAAGCTGCAGAAAAAAGAAATAATTTGAAATACATAAACTACCACACTCAAAGCTAGTAACATATTCTTAAAAAATTGAAGCTAATTCTAATTTAGTAATTGAAGTCATCTAATACAACTAGAAAACATGGTCAAGAATCAAGGAGGCAACAAAAGCAAAAAAGGTGCACGCAAGCACTTAAACCCGACAGCATCTCGTGCTGTACGTGAGAAAACAGAAGAGGGTGAAATATATGCAGCGGTTTTAAAGCTGTATGGTGGTGCGAACTGCGAGATTTTATGCGAAGATGGTAAAAAACGATTATGCATCATTCGTAATAAGTTTCGAGGTCGCGGAAAACGTGATAACTTCATTGGTCCAGGAGTATGGATTTTAGCTGGACTCAGAGAGTGGGAAGCTAGAGGAGCGGACAAGCAAGAGAAATGTGATCTATTGTGCGTCTATAGAGATGATGAAAAAAAGAAATTAAAAAACAATGCACTTGGGAATTGGGATGTACTCGCAGCTGCCGATCCTGAATCTGCTAATGATAGCAAATCCGATGCTATGGGAGATAGTGGATTTGACTTTGCAGATGATACAGACGAAGTCGATCAAGCTCTGGTAGAATCACTTCAAAATACCGTCATTTCAGGAAAATCGACTAATAAAAATGGTGGTGGCGTCGCACAATGGGAGGATGTAATTGACATTGATGATATCTAAGTATCGTGATATTTGACTATTATATCTTAAAAAAAATAAATATAGACCGCAAGGTCTTTTTTTATGTCAACTAATCGTAATTTTATAAACATTATTTATACACCTCTTATCATATTAGGTGTGACAAAAATTGAAAACTTATATCAGCTGGAATGGAATTGTATTATAACAATGTCTAATCTTACAAATCTCTCCAAATATCTGGCTATTATAAGTGAGATCCAATCACTTATTACCAATGACCTTAGTCAATTTGCAAAAGATTATGATATGTTGACAACATACTATTATGATCAAGAATCTGAATCATTTAGTCTTACTAATAAAGAGGACTCGTTTTGTCTTCCGATGATGTTCTTCCTCGCGAAATGGAAAATTAAATTACACAACACTTACCCTAACGTATTTAATTGCGATTCCGAAGATCTTACACATGATCATTTCTTCCCAAATACTTTTCAACCCGAATATTGCAAAACTGATCGCATATGCATCACATGTAAAGAAAATGATCACTGGGGATGTATGGCTGCTTCCAAGAATAATACATGGGACTGGGTCTGCGACTGTTGCTATGAAGGTATTGATAAAATATGATTATTATTACGCATGCATTTCACAACATCAAACATATGATGTGAAATATAAGCTCTCTCCCGGATTCGAACCGGGGTCAGTGGATTCAAAGTCCACGGTGATAACCAACTACACCAAGAGAGCGAAGCTCCGTCCCGGATTCGAACCGAGGTCAGTGGATTCAGAGTCCACGGTGATAACCAACTACACTAACGGAGCAAAAAAATAAAAAATATGGTATCCTCGATGGATGGGAATCGAACCCAATAACCTTGAGATTAGAAGTCTCTGTGGGTCACTCACCAGAGCATCGAGGACAGTTGAACCTTTTTACGCCATGCTCAGGGCGACAGGTTTGTCTAGATTTAGTTTTTTGGCTCTAGACTGCCAGGGTATGGTATGTTCGACACCTGTAAACAACATCCACTCCCCAATGTATATCTATAAAAGAATATACCATTTCATTTTTTTACAAAATATAGACTATTTATACCTTTAGATCCGTTTCTCTTTCTATTCTTATTGCAAATGTCTTGTATTTTATAATCAAAACTTATTATAGTTATGTCTAGTTTTGAAAAAGATAATGTTATGTTTTTAGTTGGACGTATGAATCCGCCTACACCAGGCCATATTAAAGGTTTATGCGTTCCATTTTTAAAGGTTGTTAGAGAGAAATGTCTTGAAATATTAAAATTACCACAGGATGATCAAACCCAATTATTTATTCTTACAAAAAAAGCCAGCGTTGCACCTAGATTCTTTCTCACTAATTCTACCAATGAAAAACGTATTTCCTATCTCTCTGGTTCTAAAGCAGAATTATATGATAATGTAAACCAAATTGTAAAAGATAAACCCTCTACCCAAGAGATGAGCCAAGGCATTTTTTACGTTAAGGATAAACAACTTGAAAATCCATTAGACACAGAACAAAAGAAAAAGTATGTTGTAGATATGCTGGGAAACGAATTATTATTGCCTGAAAATGATGACATTATGGTTCCAAAATCGGTTCTTAATAACTGGATTGTTTGCCAGACAATTGGTTATGAAAGCTGGTGTGCTTCTTACGGACCTGCTTCAGCTATTAAATGTGCGCTTATGCTTTCAAAACCAAAAAAATATGATAAGGTATTTTTCTTTATGGGCGTTGACGAGGATCCAAAAGAAATGCAAAGGAGAAGTAAGTTTTGTCAAAACTCAGATGTCGAAAATGATGAAGGTGCAAAAGTAAACTGTGTCATGTTAGATAGAATTAATACCGCAACCATTGAAGAAGATGATGATGACTCATCTGCTATTAAAGCTACCGAGGCAATTGCTGATGGTAGTATGTCCGCATCCAAAATACGCCTTTTATGTGCAAACGAAGATATTGAAACTGTACAAGCTCTTTACAAAGATTTATTAACACCACAACAGGTTTTAGGACTAATTAACAATGTCAGAATAGGATTGCGAATGTCGCCTATCAAAGACATAGCACAAATTGAACCAATCCCTGCTGTTCAAAGGACAAGTGGCAGATTTATGGGAAGTATGCCAGGACCAGCATTAGTTGACGATACATATAAAGCAAATAGATCCGGTTGGCGCGGATTTCGATCTATACCCGGGATTAATGCAGTTGGTGAAACTGGTATTTCAAATGTTAGAAATGCAGAACGTTCTGCAAAATATCGTGATCTTGCTACCATTGTAGAAGGCTCCCCAGAAGAAGAAAAGGAAGGTGGTAGAAAAACTACACGCAAACGCAATATACGAATTAAAAATAAAACTCGGGTTCGTCGTCGCAAACCAAAAACTACCCGAAAACGTAAACCAAAAACTACCCGAAAACGTAAACCAAAAACTACTCGAAAACGTAAACCATCTCGAAAAAATAAAAATACTCGTCGTCGTCGCAAATCTAAAAGGTAACTTTATATCTACTTTTTTCAACTCTACTTCTTATCATCATTAGATGATATGAAATCATTATATAATCCTTGTCTTTTTTCATCACTTTCTGGCGCTCTAATGTCCAACTTTTTCTAATGTTAGCTGCTGAATCTCCTACCCAAATAATGTGTTTTATCGAACTCTCTTTTAGTTCCGTTTTTTCAGCTAACTTTCTTAGAATCCATGGACAAGGATGAAAGTCTATAGATTCTGGTAAAACAATATGATCAAAGTCAATTGTCTCAGGTAGTACAACCTCCTTTTTTGAAAGAGGATATACTTTTTCAGGGTTATTATGGTAATATGCAACTGCATTATTCAACATTAATATGTCTCCCTTCATGCCACCATAAGACTCTCTTATTCTTAAACTTGCTATGTCGCCTCCATATTCTCCTGATACTAGTAATGGATGAGATATATCAATATTCATAAATCGATTCGGATAATATGTTCTGCAATGACACAAACTAACAACATATCTATATACAAACTCAGCTACCTTTTTTAACATTGGTCCTCTTTCGGATGCCATCATTAACCATACTATAACCATGGTATTCTCTATTAGACTTGCATCTTCTATTGAGATTATAGGCAGTCTGCGAAATAATTCCATTCTATCAATTGCTAGCATTTCAATTGCTGTTCTAACTGCCTCTTCTGTATTACACATACGTACCGCTTTTTGCAAATTAGATTTTAATACAGATAAACTATGTGCCCTTCCAAGCTTTACTATTTTTGGACTCCAAACATCACCCTCATCTCCTATTTTCCATACTCTCCATGAACGGGTCATCTTATTCTTCATTTTTATACTCGCTATTAACTTATGATTTTTACTCGGAGTTAAATTAACGAATCTTGCAGACATTGTATTAAAATCCATAACAAAGTCGAGGTATCCATTGTTCGAGTTTGTTAGATATCCCATCTGTGTTAATGTTAATTGAGCCATTTATCTTACTTATCTATTTGCAATTATTTATTAAACTATCATCATTTTTATAATAAATCTTTTAGAGAAATTACAACACAATTAGTTGTTTACTATCCACAGTTTAAAATATCTATAAATTATAAATATGGCCAATGCTCATGCTCAACAACTAACACAACTTAACATTGGAAAAGCTGATGCTGTTCATGATTTGGGCCAGTCAGGAAGAGTTAGTACAGATGATCTAGAACTATGTCGTTTGGCACTTGGTGATATGCTGAAAGATATAAATACCCCGAGTTCTAATGCAATTGATGCTCTTGATCATATGAATCAGGGTCTTGCCGGCATTACGAGCAGTCTTGTCCAAAACACAGGAGGTGGAAACGAAGGTACTTACGAACGTCACTACGCAAGATCTATTTATCCTGACGGTTATCAGACAATTTCTTATCAAAATATTTTAGACGGATATTTTCAGTGGGAAGCTCAAGGTAAACCAGGAGAAAGACCTCTTGGATGGTTAAATTATACTGGTTTTAGGAGTCAAGCATCTAAGGCAACTGATATCACACAGCTCTCGCAAAAAGGCATCAATCCTGCACAATTAAATGCTATTCCTGTAGGAGCAAAACAACTAATGCTAACACCAACTTCTAACTATGGGTCTCTTGAAATAATATGGGATGAAACGAATACAAATTATCAAGAATGGGATATGTATAATGAGAGAAATCAAAGAATTATTTGCGATTTTATTACCAAATATCTTTATCCTGGTCGAAAAACAATTGATAAAGGTGTCTTTGTCTTTGATGCAAATGCCGGCTCAATAAAAGAATTATTTAATTCACTTGATCAAATCTCCAGTGAAATCAATCCTATGGTACTTGCAGATAGTGCAGGAACCTCTATGTCTCAACTCGGACAAAAAGGCAGTGGGAGAAATGCATTTTGCTTCCCATTTACTATGGATTCTGCTTTCAAAACTTCTGCCAATATACATACTGGCACATTTGACCCCAATCCAGAGTTTTCTACCGATTTCTTTTTTACAAAACAAATTAATCCATCGGGAAATCCTTTACAATACACTAATGAGACATATAACATGTTTGTTTTTTCATTTGTTATTAATTTTACAAACGCACAAGGACAAACAATAAATCAGAGATGGGAAGTTCCATTTTCGGATAGCGGCCCTTCATCCGGACCTTCTGTTCCATATTTGGGTGAAGTTATCGCTTCTATTAGAAAAGCGTATTATGCAAATCAAACTAACACAAACAGAATGATCGCGGACTTTGTTCAATTAAATCCTAGACCATCAATGGGATCTATTATGGATATTACTGATCAAATTACAGACATGATGAAGTTTCTTAATTCACAAGGTATGACTACATCGCATATATGTTTGTTTATAGAGAGACTTGCAATGGATGTTAAAAAATGTGGTGATTGGGAACAGATACAAAGTGTAATGACAAGTATGAATACTTGTCCTACTGAAATTGGTACCGCTATGATGTGTACTGGCGATTATCTTTGTTCTGCAAAAGCCAGATTAGAAGGACTAAATGGTGTATGGCATCACGAGGGTCCAGGTGGAGCAACTGGGTGGAAATTACAATTATTCCGCTCACCCGATCTTTCTGATCCTGATATGGCCGAATCTATAAATATTGTAGATAACGCTCGTCGCGTTTTACCATTATTATATCTTGCATCCAAACCAGGTGTTAATGAAATATATAATCGTCTTACAGAATTAAAAAATAAAACTGCTCATGCAGTTCAAGTTCTTAAAGAAAAAATTGGTGATCCTCCTCCAGATGTTGTTGGACAAGAAACTATAATGGCTGATCCAACTATGTTTCCCGATATATTTTCAACAATTTGTTTGGCAAATGTTTCTTCTACGGCATCAAAAAGAATTGATATACTCCAAAATCTTGTAAATCTACTTACTCAGGTTGGAGGACTTGCAAATATTCGAACCGTTATAACTAAAGCTGAATCTGCTATTACTAATTTTCAAATTGCTAATTCATCCGGTCAATTACAACAGTATATTACTGCATATTCTACTGATTTTACTACCTGGAAACAAATCAATGATGCATATGCTTTTCATCAACCTACAATTATTGCAGTATTATTAGATCTCACATTTTCAGAGGAGATTATCAACACTCTAACTACTAGTCAAGGCGATGTAACTGCAGATGATATTACACAAAAAATATGTTCATCAGATGCTACCGTTCTCAAGCCGAATACTAATATAGTTAATAATGAGTTTGAATGTGGAATTGCTTTTCATTACAACTACGAGGACATGAATGAGGTAGCCGCAAAACAATCCAACATTAATAGCAAAAGGGAACAACTAGAGCATACAATGCAAGAATTAACAAGAACCATGAACACTTACGCAAATGCACAAGCAATCGCAGCAGACTATGGAGCGAAAACTAAGATTGGTACTGATTTTAATGCTGTTATTACCATACTCGTAGGATATATGAACGATACGGCAAATAATAGAGATTATAAAAGAACTGCAGCTAGTACTACAAACTTTGATGAAATTGATATAGCGAATATTGCAAAAAATGCTTTATTGATGTCTATAAAGATTCCTGACAAACTTGGAAGGAGATGGAGCAACACTATTGATGATATTATTGATAAATATAAAGCTCTTGGTGACACTGTTGCCTTATTCAAAGATTTGGCTTCCAATACTACCAATATTTTATGGAGACAAGTACTGCCTATGTTCTATGCTAAACTGGGCTTTCCAGGTTTTGCAGGTGGGTCTCAAGTTGGAGGAGGATTGGGAGGACCAACCATTGCTGCAAATATGGATCTACGTGAAGAACAGGCACTCACGTCGTATTTTGATTCAGTTATATCTACTGTTATTGGATACTGTAGAAATGTTACATCACAAATTGCTGGTTCGATAGTAAATCCCGAAGACTACATGAATAAACTAATCTCATTTAATCAAAAAAATCTCTCTGCATTTGATCTCGCGAGAGCTGCGCTTATTAAAGGGCTTCTGGTTCATCCTATTACCGGCAGACTTGTTTATGGACCTCCAACAAGAAATCCTGCTACTTTAATGAGAATGATGAGTTCAAAAATTATTACACAGCTATCGAGCTTATTCAATCTTGTCGTTAACGGAAACCCTATCTTTTATCTACCCGGGGTAGATGCTACTATGCAACAAGGTATGTGGAAAATCGTTACCGAGGATTCATTAGAAAATCTCGCACGTAACACTTCTCTTCCTACTAGACCTGATTCAAATACTATACTTACTGCGCTAGTATATACAACTCTTATTGGTGATATATGGGGTCCTTCTTTACAAGATACATTTAAAAATGCGTATGATAATCTTTATGTTTCTAATGTAAATCCTGCTCTTCCTGATACAGAAACCATATTCAATGCTAATCCAATTGATTATAAAGGGTTAATCACCTTACCATATGTTGCAAGATCCGTTGCTGAAAAAATACTAATATTCCCTCCAAAAGCGGGGGGAACTATAGAAACAGGTAAATATTCTTCACTGCAGTTTTTAAAGTCTCCATTAACTGAAATAATATTTGAAAAAGGGTCGATGGCTCGCTGGGCATCAATGGGAAGATTTGATTTATGGACTGAATTGAACCAGGACGATGGTGCAGGTGCAGCCCAACCTCAATCGCCATATCCTACATTTACAACAGATGCGCAATTCGCTAATGATGTATTGACTGATCTTTATAATGCATCTTCTGCGGTTGTATCTAACACTATAGACGATATTGATACTTCTAAACTCGGTTTTGGTATTGCGAATATCCCAAACTCTTATTATGGATCTGATATTTCAAGTGTTTCTAGTAAAATAATTACTGACGCTCAAGTTGCATGCGATGCCTTTATTGCACAAAGCTATCAGGAAGCAGAACAAGCAATGGGTGCTCAGTACGCTAACCAACTACAACAGCAACAAGCAAACCAAATCGTGCTATTTAATCGGGAAATATTTAGACAACTTGTTGCATTTGCTATTGCATATCAGAAACGATATGTTTTGCCTGAAGCTCTTCGTGATAATGCTAATAAAGCATCACAATCTCTAAAGATGCAAGATACTCAACTTTATCAGAATATACCTCGAATGATTTCTGTCGGAGCAGGTAGAAAAAGAACAAAAAAACGTAAACAGCGTCCACGAAAAACAAGAGGTAGGAAAACAAGTGCAAGAAAAGCGCGCGGCAATATAATTAAGAAGAAATTGACAAGACGCATTAAGAAACGTCCGAGAAAAACACGGTCAAAACATTAATTTGCGCAAAATTACTATTATTATTATGATCCATTCAATTATATCATATGAATCATAAAGCACAGTTAGATGCTTATAGGAATAAACCAAATATTGTTCCTGCTGTAGTTTATCAAACATGGCATACAAAGGATTTTCATCCTGTATGGACAGAGCAATTTAGAATCATGAAAGAAATGAACAAACATATTGAGTTCAAAATATTTTCTGATGAAGATTGTAGAAAATATATTAAAAATAATTTTGATAAAAAAGTTTTATGGGCATATGATTCAATTGGACCTACAGCTTACAAGGCAGATTTATGGAGATATTGTGTTCTTTATAAAGAAGGTGGGATATATCTAGATATAAAACTTTTATGTTATGAAATTGATTTGTTAAGAAAAGAGGATTTTTTGAGAGTTAAAGATGTGTCGATGGGAGCAGATAGACGCTCATCGATTTTTACATATGAAAATGAATCATATGATAAAAATGAAAGGTTTAATGGTATATGGCAAGCTGTTATGGCAACCAAACCAAACAATCCGATTCTTAAAAATATGATTGATCAAATTGTTTTTAACGTGACAATACATTACTATGGCCAAAATCCACTCTCGATTACCGGACCGAATGCATTATTCAATATTGACAAAGAAAAACCGCAAAATATACCACCATTTTACCTTGGTAAAAACAGCAAGGATCATGATTTAATAACTGTAATGTTTGATAAATATCCTATTGTTTTTATGATTATGGGATATCGCGAGTATTCAAATCACAATTATATAAAAAATGATCATCATGGTTCACATTACTCTACTATGTGGTTAGACCGTAGCGTTTATAACTCTAAACATCCAAAAGCATTTGCTTGTAATTATATAGGTTATAGAGGTATAACCCATAATATGACGAGTATCTGCTCACTCGGCGACGGGTTGTTTTTTACTGAATCTTTTGTTAAAGCCACACCTATAAATTATTATAAAGTTAATACTCCTCATTTAAAAACAAATATTTCTCTTTACGATAACCGAAGTAATACATTTTCACAATTACCAACACCAGAGTCTCTTATTAAAAATCGTATTATTGGATGCATGGATCCACAAGTTGGCGATGATTCTATCATTACATTTAATGCATATATGAATGATAGTTTATTCACAGTTGTAATACCTGGCCCTGAAAATGTTAAAAACAGACACACGTGGACTAATTTAAAAGGTTATTATTGCCTATTTTGCGATAATAGAGGTAATAAAATTGCAATGCATATTCGCCATCCGAATATAGAGTTTTATAAATTAAATCCACGTGATTATCCAATTATACTTGAAAATCCTATTACTACGATTAAGATTAACCAGTTTTTTAATTCGGTTGATTGGATTTCAAATGGGATGACTATTGGCAATACTGTTTGGTTTTTAATGAGAAGAACTAAATACAATCAAATAGATAATGGTGTGGGCAATAATTATACTATAAGCAATGCTTATTCTTGGTTATTGATGGCTGCAGATGTGGATAAATATAATATAAAAAGGATATCTAATGCTTTTACATTTAACGAGTCGGATTATTCTAAGATTTCTAATTTGACGTATGACTTTAGGTCAAAAGCAATAACACTCACCATTACATCTATCGATTCTCTTCCAAAATCTTACAGTTATGGTTTAGAGACCATAGAATCTGGGCTTAATTGGACTACATTTTAATTTATAGCATAATCAACATTCAATATAATATAAATATCACAATTCATATTATATAATAATGAGCAAAGGAATGACATGTCAATTGAAGATTAAAAATCTGGAAGAGAGACTTCCAAATATATTAGATCGTGTACATGAAGTTAGAAGTGCTGATTCTGTACAGGTACTTGATTTTAATGAAACTAGAAGACGCAAGTTTAAGGATGGATATTATCTTATTACCATCCGAGAAAGAGGTAATGAAAGTCATGGAGTTATGGTAGAAAAAAGAACATCAGCAAGAGGTAATGTTTCGTTTTATCTATTTGATCCTAACGGTCAAAAATGGGCAAATACATCAGGTTACTTTCTAAGTGCGTCGTATCAAAAACAGGAGCTAGGATTGATTACCAACATTTCTCCACCTAATTCTTGGAATCCGATGGGGTTATGTGGTTTATGGACTGCTGTTATGGCCGTTTTCTTTTCTAATGTTAAACAGTCTTCTAAGGATGATAAACCATTTAGCAAGTCAAGTGTTAAAAAGTTTTATGCTTATCTTAATAAACATAAGGTTGCATTTATCACTGATATTTATGAACAACTTATTACTGGCACTCGCATTAATTATACTACTGATTCGCAGGCTATGTTATTTGCAGACGCAGTAATTGGTAAAATTGCTGTTATTCTAGCAGGACTATAATATATTCATAATCGCAAGCGAGTTACTCGGCAAGCGACTTTTTCCTGTTCTATTTCTTGCAGCATAAATACAACCCTCCATAGAAAGGCGTCTAGGTATTCTCGCTTTTTTCCAGAGCAAACTAAATACTGATTGATCATGTCTATGCTCTTGGAATGTCCCATAATTCTGTTCATGTGAAGAACTATCATCTATATTTTCACGTGTACAACATAATTCATACCACGTATCTATAAATCTTCTGGTAAAGTCTGTTACATATATACATTGTATTCCTGCCTGTACTTGATTAGAATCGGTTATTTGTGGTGCATCAGCATCCATTTTAATTAATAAATCTCGTTTGCACCAATCCTTTTCTATGCATCCGGTATCCGAAGCAATTATTTGTTCAGACTTAACTGCATCTAGATATTGATTTATACGTTTACCTCTCGAATAACCAATTTCACAACCTGAGTCAGCATATAGTAATATATCTCCATTTGATAAACTGTCCATTGTTTTTTTAATTACATATGATTTCCAGATCCAATAACCGAATCCACGAGAGTTATTTTCGCACCACTTTAAATGTTCTTTTACAAAAACTGGATCATTTCGAAGATTATCATCTGTTAATCCAATAATTTTATCAAAACATCTTGTGTTACTTGCTTGATTGCATATACGTGTAACAGAATCATGAAAATCTTTTCTTGACTTATGATCTTTGGATGTTCCTGAAAAAGACAAAAAAACTTTCATTATAACATTATTAACAACTATCTATTTATAATTGTTTTAGTTAAATAAATCATATAATAGATTTTAACCGTTTAGAATGTATGTGTTAAATATAGAATGATCATAACAGACATAATTGTGGTTGTAGTAATAATTGCTGTATTGGGATATTTTGGATGGGTAGCAAGACACCCGACTGAAGTATAAATATATACCCGCGAATCGCTACCGGTAACTACGTTGACTTTCATTAAGTATTCAAAGTAGTTAACTAATTATATATACAGGGGAATCGTTCCATATATATGTAACTCAGTTATCGGTAGGATAACAAGATATCGGTAATATTTTAAATCAATATAAAAGGTTATTTGATGTAATAAATGTAGTGTGAGTTGTTAACTTGACTGATTTAAAAATTGAAATGATTTATAATCATATACTAATAACCACAACTCTCAGTTAACTATGGGTTCAATCCCCATACTGAGAACATCCCAATTCGTCCAAATGGTTAGGATACCCCTCTTTCACAGGGGAGAACCGGGTTCGATACCCGGATTGGGAAGGCTGGGCGCGGCATAATAGTGGTGGAGGTGACTACGCAACAGAATAAGATGTAAACTGAGGTTAAAGTGGTAAGTAAGACAAGATATTCATGGGGAGCACGGAAAACCAGTATTCCCGAGCGGTCAAAGGGGCTCGATTCAAGTTCGAGTGCATATGCTTCGTGGGTTCAAATCCCACTGCTGGTATCATCTCAGTTAGCTCAGTCGGTAGAGCGATTGTCTTATTAACAATTGGTCGGGGGTTCAAGTCCCTCACTGAGAACAATCTGGTAAGCTTTATATGGTGAAGCACCTTCCTTTACGGGAAGGATAAGTGAGTTCAAATCTCACATCAGATAGACTGGACCGCGTAACCAGTATAAATAACCGCGAGTTGTAAGTTAAACTGACTTAGTGCCGACCTCCGTAACTGGTAGGTATAACGCATTGACGATAGGTTGAAAGTAGGCAGTGTAGATAGATGTAGATTAACGGAGGGGATTGGGTAGGACTTACAACTAACCCAGGCTGAACTATTATAGGGTGGGTTCAGATGATTATAGGCGAATGGAGGGGCTTATAGTAGGGCGCAGGTATAAAAGTGACGGGGTGGCCTGCGACTGGTAATTGCGTTTGATGAACGACGGGGCAATTAAAGGGGAGCCTTAACTCAAGAAATTAATAAATATAATAAGTAGCCAAGTGGAAGGATTATTATATAAAGGGGAGCACGGAAATCCATATAATTAACAAAAGAGCAATAATAACCAGGTGATTGAGATTGTGTTGATAATATAGATTTGGGGAGTACGATATGGTGGTCATATCCAAGAGGTCAAACGGAAGGGGTTCAAAGCCTCTGCACAGTTTTATAATTCTGCAGAATTGTAAAAGCTTCGCTGGTTCGAATCCAGCTGCCACCACAGGGGAGCACGGTAATAACCAGTATACCCGAGCGGTCAAAGGGGGTAGACTTAAGATCTACTGCATATGCTTCGTGGGTTCGAATCCCACTGCTGGTATTGGGGAGCACGGAAATCCATATAATTTTTTTTAATAATATTTTAATAAAAAAAATATTATTAAAAGAGACGTCTCTCCACGATTGCTTCCCGTACCATTACGAGGTGTCATTATGCTACCACCCGATGACTGAATATTAGTGCAATTCTAAACTAAATACATGCATTGACTCGCTTTCAACAAATATAACTATAACAATATATTTGCTACTTGGTTGATCAGACCATGGCAACAATTTATACTATCTAGCTATATTCATTTATTTAACGTCACCATATAATTCTAGAATTATATGTCTAACCTTACATGTTGTTTGGTGCCTCCTATTATTTGGATTAGCTACTCAACTTTCTTATTTCATAGGTTAGTATTCATAATAGATATACTTTTTAATTTTCTTTTATTATTGCGTCCAATGTTTGCTTATGCTTAGTAGGCATTTATTATACAATTATTATAATATCTCGTGCAATATACTAAACGAGATTTTGCATAATCCATATATGGATTACATAGAGGGAACGGGACTCTTTTTATGAAGTCCTATCAACCATATCATCCCCGAAGTCTGCAAACTCTTCGGAACAGATCAAATTATATAAACGTCTATTGTGTGCCAATAGCCCGTTCATTATTTAATAAGTCACTTTCACAATATGTGATTGTCAATGATACAAGTGATATTTATACACGAACTAATGTGCTTTTCACGATGTCTATGTCTAACTTTACTTTGAGTTATTAAACTCACATATATTTCAAATTATATGTCTTGAGCCAAGTTAGAAGCTCAACTACCGTACGTACGTAATTAATAAATCAATTTTTTACACCTTTTAATAGTCTTAAAAAATTGATTTATTAATTACTTAGTTATTGTAAAATATAATACCTTAAATTAAAACTATAATAATAAATTATGAGTTCTCAACGTCAAAACTGTTTAATATGTGACAGTGCACGTCATCTTACATTTAATTGTAAAAGTAACAAATCAATTCTGGTTATTAATAGAATGAATGAATTATTCAAAACCAAAGCACCAGATTTTCACTCCTACAACATAAAGGAGTTGAAACAAATCGCGATTCTAACGCCATATGAAAATAGTATCTCTATGTATAAAGTTAAAAACGCGTTTATACATAAACGATTCAAATATAACCCTATACCGGTTACACTAACAAAAAAATATTTAATAGAAAGATTAATAGAGAGATGGGTTAGTTTAAATAGAATAATTACTAATTTTACCACAAAACCGCAATCAGGACACGAATGTCCTGTATGTTATGAGGATTTTACAGAATATACATGGTCATTTATATTATCAAAATGGGTACGTCATTTGATAAAACCATCACTGGTTACCTCATGTGGACATACATTTTGTAAAAGTTGTTGGCATCGTTGGCCAGAGGCAAGTTACTATTTTGCAGAAAAAAAAACAGACTTATGTGATGGTTATGCTGTAGGTCGTTCATGTCCATTATGCAGGAAAAAGGTTGCAAATGATAAAGTAAAACATTACGATGTTGGTATAAATCGTGAAAAAATAGGATAAAAATATAGTAATTAGAAGAAGGGGCATCTTACAACTCACCTAGCACATAACCTACGGTGTTGCCTCTTATGATGTAGGCCTTCATACTATATTCTGCACAGTCTGCCTTTTCATCTACTCTTCTCAAGGTAACCATCCTTTTTTTTTGAAGAGTCCAGTACTACCCTCCCAGTTCCGCGGGGAGGCTCATCCATAGTACGTTACACGTTCCAAGTGGTTAACTTAGACTTCAGTGTCATCACCGCATCATAATATATGACATTTTAAGTATTTCATTTTTCTGTTCCAAATTAATACTGTTCTATTAAAAATAAGTATTCTACATCGAAAAATTGAATTACTTATTTCATTAATATAAGTATGCAACAACCAAACAATAAACTTATAGCGAATATGACATCCCTCGTGATCACACAGAAAACAATTAGCAAAGTTATAGTTCCTCATCTAAAACGTAAAAGACATATATCATTCTTTGACGGAGAAGGGTTTGAGAAACCTAGGCCAGAATCTACTGTAACATATGACAGAATTAATGGCGAGGTTCTCTCTATTAAATCATTCGCAGAAGAGAGAAATGAAGAACAAAAGGAATACAAGGCGTGGCTAGAAAATAAAAAAAGGATTAAACTTGAAAAAGAAAAGGAAAAGGAAAGCAAAACCGCAAAGGAAGATTTAGACGATGCATTGTCAATACTATCTTTCATCCCTCTATCTATGGATAATCTATCTATTCAAACTAAAAACAAAGACTCTAACTAGACATAGTACAATATCTAGAGAGAAATACCCTGCAATCATACCCTATTACCAACTCTAATAATAAAAATTAATAAGTATTCAAGTACAAAAAGTTATATGCTATCATATCACTTATATACCTAACTCAGTTACCGGTAGGATAACTAGATATCGGTAATACTTATTTTCTTACATAATAGCACGAATGGGCTGTATATACTCTATTCCTATCAATATAACTCCACGCCAAAAAATTACACCACAATCACTATCTATTATAGCTTAGCTATACTACTATAACCCTCTTTGTTCACTTTTTTAAGTTAATCATAGAGAGATTTTCATCTTTTTTATTGTATATTCTATACCCAGGAATCTCTATAGAATCTACTAAGAATCCTCCATATATTTTTGAGAATTGAAAACTAGGTCAAAAAGTGATTTACTTAGCCAACTGTAAGGAACTTATACTAAGTGATTTTTACCTAGTTCTCAATGGTAAATATATGGTAATTAATGATAACAAAAAAGTACCACAATGTACCACAACAAATCATTCAAAATATGAATGCATAAAATGTGACTATATAACGTCAGATAGAAGTAATTGGGCTAAACATTGTAAGACCATGAGTCATAAAAAATGTTCGATGATAACAGATGATAATCAAGTGGTACCACAAAGTACCACAAAGTACCACAACTGTAACATCATATGATTGTGAATGCGGAAAGCAATATAAGTATCAAAGTTGTCTTTCTCGTCATAAAAAGACTTGTACATACGAACCTCCTCTTGTAGAAACGGAAACACATAATCAGATCATTACAACTCAGTCTCATAGAGGGATTTTCATCTTTTTTATTGTATATTCTATGCCCAGGAATCTCTATAGAATCTACCAAGAATCCTCCATATATTTTTGAGAATTGAAAACTAGGTCAAAAAGTGATTTACTTAGCCAACTGTAAGGAACTTATACTAAGTGATTTTTACATATGTAAGCAGATTTTCCCTACATAACTTTCAGAACTGCGATTATCACTTAAAACTATTTTCTCAATGCTTGATATATGCTGGATGATGCTGGATATTTTGGAACAAAAAAGAACGAAAAAGGAACATCCAAATACTATTGCAAAAAGTGTGACTATTCAACGTCACACACAGGTTTATGGAATAAACATCTTAAGACGACGAAACATAATGCTGGACAATTGTTGGATGATGCTGGATATTTAGGAACGAAAAGTAACGAAACTAAATGGCAATGTAATTGTGGCAAACAATACAAGCATAATCAAAGCTATTACCGTCATAAAAAGACTTGTACATACACGCCTCC